TAGCTGGACTGCTCTAACTTATCCAACTGGTTTTTCAGGAGTATATGCAGACCTGACTGGTAAACCAACGCTAGGTACTGCAGCTGCAACAGCAGTAACTGATTATGCAACAGCAGCTCAGGGAACACTAGCCGATAGCGCAACACAACCTGGTGACTTAGATGCTGTTGCTACGTCAGGTTCTTATTTTGACTTAAGTGGGTTACCGACCCTTGGCACTGCTGCAGCAACAGACTCAACCGCATATGCAACTTCAACACAAGGTGCTAAAGCAGATTCAGCTGTGCAGCCAATTGATCTATCGGTAGTTGCATCTTCTGGGGATTACTCAGACCTCACAAATAAGCCAAACTTAGCTCTGAAAGCCGACCTTGTAGGAAGTGTACTTGATACAAATCAAGTTCCTGAACTTGCCATTACCAAGTTTTGTGGTGTAGTGGCAAATGAAAATGATATGCTTGCTTTAGGTATTCCTGGTCTGCCCGGTTTGCCCGGTCTGCCAGGTGGTGGAGGTGAAACAGGCCCACCGCCAGGTCCTGGTTTTATCCCTGAGTATGGTGATTGGTGTTCACGAAGTGACAACGATAAGGTCTACATAGTTACTGGACCTGATGCAACACTAGCAAGTGATTGGACAGCAATTACATACCCAGCTGCCCCTGTTACCTCTGTAGCAGGAAGAACAGGCGTTGTAACTCTTTCAACAAGCGATGTTTTGGGTCTAGGTACAGCTGCAACAACTGCTTCTACGGACTATGCAACCGCTGCACAAGGCACTAAAGCCGACAGCGCTACACAACCCGCCGACCTAGCAGTTGTACAGGCAGATGTTGATCAAAACGAGGCTGATGCTGATACCGCAATTGCAGCAGTACAAGCTGACGTAGATCAGAATGAGACTGATGCTGATACCGCAATTGCAGCAGTACAAGCTGACGTAGATCAGAATGAGACTGATGGCGATGCCGCTGATGCTGCTCTCTCTGGACGTATCACGACACTAGAAACTGATGCAACTACGGCAACTGCTGTAGCAGCTGTTCAGGCTGACGTAGATCAGAACGAGGCAGATTCTGATGCAGCAGAACTAGCGCTAAGTAACAGGCTCAACACGCTTGAGGCTGATCCAACAACGGCGACCGCTGTTGCAGCCGTTCAAGCAGATGTTGATCTGAACGAAGCGAATCTTGCAAGCGTTGCTACATCAGGTGATTATAGCGACTTAAGTGGCAAACCATCAATCCCAACGATTGACCCAGACACAGTGATCGACGCTAACTATGTTGCCACTGAGAACAACTTCACTAATGCTGACCATACAAAACTGAATGGAATCGCAGCAGGTGCAGAGGTAAACGTCGTGTCCAGCGTGGCCAGCAAAACCGGAGCTGTGACTCTGGTGAAGGGCGACGTAGGTCTAGGCAATGTCGATAACACTTCAGATGCGAACAAACCCGTATCAACTGCCACTCAAACTGCTCTGGACGCGAAGGCCGACCTTGTAGCTGGAAAGCTGAATACCTCACAGCTGCCTGACATCGCTATTGCCGAGTACAAAGGCAACGTTTCTAACCAAACAGCAATGCTGGCCATCACTGGTGAAAAAGGTGACTGGGTTATTCGTAATGATGACAGCAAGGTTTATGTCATTACGGGTACTAATGCAAGCGTTGCAAGCGACTGGACAGCTCTGAGCTACCCCTCCGGAGGTTTTTCAGGTGCTTACAATGATTTAAGTGGCAAGCCGACACTTGGTACGGCTGCTGCTACCGCGTCAACTGATTACGCAACTGCAGCGCAAGGAACCCTAGCTGACAGTGCTACTCAACCAGGAGATTTGGCAACAGTAGCCACCTCTGGTAGTTACAACGACCTGAGTGCCAAGCCCACAATTCCAACCAACAACAATCAACTCACCAACGGTGCGGGATATGTAACCTCCAACACCCAATTATCTAACGAGCAGGTTCAGGATATTGTTGGCGGAATGGTAAGTGGTAACTCTGAATCAGGCATTACCGTCACTTATCAAGATAGCGATGGGACTTTAGACTTCTCAGTTGCCTCACAGACAGACCAGAACTTCACGAATGCAGACCATTCCAAGTTAAATGGCATTGAAACAGGCGCTACAGCAGATCAAAGCGCTGCCGAAATTCGTACGCTGATTAAAACAGTTGATGGATCTGGTTCAGGGATAGATGCTGACAGTGTTGATGGTTATCATGGCACTAGCCTCTTAAGGTCTGATGCTAACGATAGTTTTTCTGGCGCACTAACCTCGACAGCACGAAACAACGGTATTTTCGGGACGTATGATTCAACTAAAACGGATCATATATGGGGCATGGGAACTTCATACAAAAACAGTTCTACCGGAGCTAATTTTGGAAATTTGTATGGATTAGCTTATAAGCACACCAACAACTCAACTGGCGGCACCATGGGTGGTGGACACCAAATGGTTTGGTGTAACAGTGGAACACCAAGAGGTGCAATTGGTTACGACTATGTATGGCACACCTCAGGAATGCGTGTAGGTAGCAATACAGTTTGGCATGCCGGTAATGATGGCTCTGGGTCAGGGTTAGATGCTGATTTGCTTGATGGGTATCAGCTTGAAACAGGGGGAAGAAATGATAACGCTGACAGAGTAGTAAAAACTGACAGCAATGGTTACCTGCTGGCAGGATGGATAAATACAACCTCAGGTGACAATAGTAGCGCCATTCCGAACAGAATGTATTGTTCAGATGACGGGTACTTAAGATATGTGGACTTAGCATCTTTCCGTTCTCTGATGAACAAAACTGCTAAAACTGGCTATCAAGGCAGGGAACAGTCGACATCTGATACTAACTATTGGGTCGGTACGATGGGTTGGGGGAGTAATGATTTTAACACTGTTATGCATTACGGATCTGGCCACATTGAAGGTTGGGGCTCACCACCCAATAGGCCTTCTACTCAAACTTCTCACTGGGTTGGTCATCAATCACTACACTACACAAACGGGTCAAACGCATACGGTCACCAATTCCTGGTCGGAGCTGGTAATCCTGCATATTGCTATCTAAGAGGTGTGTGGGGAGCTGGCTATACTAGCTGGGCCAAAATGTGGAACACTTCTAACCATGGTTCTGGTTCAGGATTAGATGCTGATTTGCTTGATGGACAGCACGGATCTTATTACACTAATTACAATAATTTAAGTAATAAACCAACAATCCCGACGAACAACAATCAGCTGACAAATGGTGCGAGTTATCTAACCAGCGGAACACTACCAGTAGCTAGCCAAGCCGAGGCCGAGGCCGGCACAAATAACTCAAAAATGATGACTCCATTGAGAGTCGCACAAGCAATTAACGCAGTAGGAGGATCCGTGATCAATAGTATTCAAAGAGGAACATTTCAGGTTGGTAATGTAATGGTACAAGGTGGATGGACTACAGCATACGTTCCTGCGAACTTCGGACCCATCAGTCAAAGCATCACTTCCGTGAACACAGGTAAAGCCATGCTTAATCACCTTGGTACAAGTAATGGCGAAGCGTACATAAACCTTACATCCGGAACTAATATTCAAGCGTATCGAGGCACTGGCACCAATGGCACCTCTGCACATATAATAGTTTCTTACGAAGTAATCGAATTTAATTAAACACAAATGACTTATTATAGCTATATTCAGGTAGATTCATGCGGCCTTATTACAGGCACATTTGAATCTACTAAGCAGGCAAGTGCTGATCAAACGGAATTAATTGCTGTTGACAGTTACGACCCAGCTAATTGTGGCCGATACTACCTAAACGGTGAAATTGGGCCAGCGGCACGAGATGGTTACTTCTGGGCATGGAACCCAGAAACCGAACAGTTTGAAGAAATTTCAATGCAACCTGAAAATGCAGAGTAATTTTCTTCAAGCACTACAGATGGCAGAAAAGAGCCGACAAGAGCGTTTTCAAAAGGTAGCTGCTCTTTTGGCCGAGCTACCAGATGACTTTGACTGGGATGAACTAGAGGACGAACTAAAGAAAAATTGATTTTTACTGTAAACACAAAAATGAAACATTAAACATGATTGAAGCAGCAATATCAGCTGGTGTTGCTCTTGTATCTGGCTTAGTCATACTAACCAATAGACTCCACTCCAAAATTGGTGAAGTAGATAATCGAATTGATGCTGTGGAACTACGTGTTGCACAGGATTATCTAAGCAAGCAAGAGTTTGCTAACGCACTGGAAAGAGTCGAAACACACATGGTCCGTATTGAGGACAAACTAGACAAATTTTTAACTTATGGAACTTATGGAAATCCTAAATAGCCCCGTACTGTGGGTCATCGTTGCAGCAGCTTCAGAAGTAATTGCACTTACACCTTTGAAGTCCAATAGTGTCATTCAATTGCTCCTTCAAGGACTTCGTGCAATCAAACCAAAAAAGTAAGAGCTAGGGAAGCGGTGGATGAGGCGTTAAAACCTCATCTACCTCCAGACCCAGTAATCCCTGGTCCAATTGAAATGGGTCCATTACATATACGCTCACCGTGGCATGAAGAAAAAAGCGACTGAAGATCAATTTAATGAACTTCATAATTTAGTTACTAAGGAATTCCTAGCTCGAATTAAAGCAGGAGAAGCTTCAACTCAAGATCTCAAAGCAGCTTGTGATTGGCTGAAAACAAATGACATTAGCGGTGTCCAATATGCTGAAAGCCCGCTAGATAAATTGTCAAAAGTATTACCAACAATTGACCCAGAACTTGTACAGTCGAGGTTATATGGCAAGCGGTAAGTATAGCGGTGCCAAATACTCTAACGGCAACCACAAGTCCCAACAAAAAGCTTACAACAAAAGCAAAAAAGGTAAGTCGTTAATTAGGAATGCTCAACGCCTTCGTGCCTCTTTGAAAATCCCTAAAGGCTCACCATATGACGCTGCTCACTACTCAGGCAGCAAAACAAAAGGTCGGAAACAACACCGCTCAATTAACCGTGCAAGCAGAACTAAGTCTGCATGACACCTTTACTTCCAACCCCTGAACACTATTTATACAACCTAATAACCATGAATTCCTCTGAAGCAAAGCGCCTTTGGAGGCGCAGTATCAAAGAACATTTTGGCTGCACTTGTGTTTATTGCGGAGAAACTTATGAACTACATGAACTTACATTGGACCACGTACAACCTCGCACTCACGGCGGGGCGAATGTTACAAGCAATCTTGTACCAGCTTGTATTAAATGTAATCAGGGAAAAGGAAGCCATAACTGGCAGTCCTGGATGAGAAATACATTCGGGATTACACAAAGAGAAAATCAAATCCTTCAGCATATTAATTAACGATGGCATTAAGAGATCCCCGAAACAAATCACGTAATAACGCATCTAGACGTACTACTTCAGCAACACGAAGCAAACGTGCTGCTTCTTCAGCTAAATATAATCCTAAGCCTTCTTCTGCTGCTCAACGTAGTGGAAAGAAGGGTTCAGGTGCTTCTAAAGTCACTACAGGTAAGGGTGGCAAGATTTCATCACCGCGCCTTAAGCAAGCACTAGATAGTGTCAAGACAAAACGTACCCCAGCCAAAACACCACCTAGACCAAAAGCAACAACTAAAGTTTCTACACCAGTAAAAACTAAACCAGCTAGTTCTACACCACGGGGTGCTCAAGGCCCACGTACTGCCCCACAGCAAGGCCCAAGTCAACGTGTCTCTGGACTACAAGGTTCACGTACAACACCTAAACCAACAAACACACCGCCTAAGGCAGCTACACCTAAAGCGTCTCGTGTAGGTCCACAGATCAAACAAGCTAAAGCTGTACAGAAAGCCAATCCAGGTAGAGCAGCTAGAGCCGCACGAAATGTAGGAACTGCAGCACGCCTCGCTAAAGCCGCTAGCAACCCCTACACAGCTGCTGCAACAATTATTGGTTCAGATATTATGAACCGTAGCGTAGCTGACGGAACACTTAAAGGAAAACCTAATGTTCCTACAAGATCAAGCTCTGCTAATAAGTACAACACCAGAGATGCAGATGGTACAGTCCGCAGCCGTTTGAAAGTAGGCCCTAAAAAAGTTGGTGCTAAGAAAGTAGGTACTGCTGAACAAGCCTTCGATAAAGCTTACGCAGCTGCTAAAAAAGCTGGTAAGAAATCATTCACCTTTGACGGTAAAAAATACAGCACAAAATAAATGAATACACTCGACCTGTTGAGGAGTGACTTTAAGTTATTCCTCCAGGCGATGTGGACACAGTTAGAGCTGCCTAGCCCTACCCGTGCTCAATACGCCATCGCTGACTACTTACAGCATGGTCCTAAACGTCTCCAGGTCCAAGCTTTCCGTGGTGTCGGTAAATCTTGGATTACTGGAGCTTTCGTTCTTTGGACCTTATTTAATGACAACGAAAAAAAGATCATGATTATTTCAGCCTCTAAAGAGAGGGCTGACAATATGTCCATCTTTTTACAAAAACTAATCATGGAGACACCATGGCTCAAGCATATGATTCCCGATGGCGATAACAGTCGTTGGTCTCGCATCAGCTTTGATATTAATTGCAGTCCTCACCAAGCCCCCTCCGTCAAATCAGTAGGGATAACAGGTCAACTGACCGGGAGCCGTGCTGACCTGATGGTACTTGACGACATCGAAATTCCTGGCAATTCGATGACTGAGTTAATGAGGGAGAAACTCCTTCAGTTATGCACTGAAGCTGAATCTATTCTTACACCTAAAGAAGATTCACGAATCATGTACCTTGGTACTCCACAAACTACTTTTACCGTATTCCGTAAATTAGCTGAACGTAACTACAGACCCTTTGTTTGGCCAGCACGTCTACCTCGTAAGTTAGCTAACTACGAAGGTCTAATTGCACCACAACTCCAAGAAGATGCAGATAACGGTGCAGAACCTTGGTCACCTACAGATCCTGATCGCTTTAACGAAGAAGATCTGATTGAACGGGAAGCAGCCATGGGCCGCTCTAACTTCTCGCTTCAGTTCATGCTGGATACCAGCTTGTCTGACTCAGATAAGTTCCCGTTAAAAATGTCTGATCTGATCGTTACTAGTGTCAATCCAACAAATGCACCTGACTCAATGATCTGGTGTTCTGATCCTAGAAACTGCATTAAAGAAGCCCCAACTGTTGGTCTACCCGGTGACTATTTCTACAGTCCAATGCAGATCCAAGGTGACTGGGGTCCGTACCAAGAGACTATATGCTCCGTAGACCCCTCTGGAAGGGGCTCAGATGAGACTGCAGCAGCCTTCATTTCCCAACGTAATGGATTCCTTTACTTACATGAAATGAGGGCCTATAGAGACGGTTATTCGGACAACACTCTTTTAGACATCCTCAAAGGTTGCCGCAAATATAACGTCACTAAATTAGTCATCGAAACAAACTTCGGTGACGGCATCGTCAGTGAACTTTTCAGGAAACATTTACTACAAACCAAACAAGGCATAGCAATTGAAGAAGTCCGAGCAACAATCAGAAAAGAACAACGCATCATCGACACCCTTGAACCCGTGCTTAATCAGCATCGGCTTGTTGTGGATCGCGCTGTTATTGATTGGGACTACAACTCCAACAAAGATGCTGCACCCGAATCTAGACTCCTCTACATGCTCTTCTACCAGATGAGCCGTATGTGCAAAGAGAAGTTTGCCGTTAAGCATGACGACAGACTTGATTGCCTTAGTCAAGGTGTCCAATACTTCACAGAAGCTATGGGTATCTCAGCTCAAGAAGTGATCAATACACGGAAACGTGAAGAGTGGAATGACATCCTTCAAGGCTTCATTGATGACCCCCAA